ATGAGAGAAAGAATTTATAATGAACACATTAGAGTTCCCTTTGAGAAGTTGGCAGAAAACATTATCCACACATTTAAGTTTTATTACTTTGATGTTCCAAGCACAGATGTTATACACGAAGTGGTAAGTTTCTTGTATATGAATATGCATAAGTTTACCGAGGGTAAAGGTAAAGCATTTTCATACTTTAGTATTGTTGCTAAGAACTATTTGATTCTACACAACAACAATAATTACAAAAAACTTAAACAAACTGATGACGAGTCAGTAACTGATTACAAAAGAGATGCTTTGTGGGAAACCAAAAGAGAAGATATCTTAGAGGGTAAGAAAGAGTATATGGATTTGTTCGTAGAATATTGGTCCAACAACTTGACTACCGTGTTTAAAAGAAAACAAGATATAGATGTTGCTAATTCAGTATTGTATCTTATGGAACAAAGACAGAACATTGAGAACTTTAATAAGAAAGCATTATATATTCTGATTAGAGAAATGACTGGTTCCAACACACAACACATTACTCGTGTGATAAATGTTCTAAAAAAACATCACGCAAATCTACAAAAGAATTATTTAGCTACTGGTTCGATTGAAACCAAATGGACTGGTAGTTGGGATAACCTATAAAATAAAAAAGGGGAATATTTCTATTCCCCTTTTTAATTCACCTTTATTTATTGAGTAATCCGAGTATCACAATTAGTGATATAAATCCAGCAAATCCCGCGTTAGCGAAAGTATTTACCAAACTAATCAAATTACCAACAATATCCATACCTAAGAATCCCCCTACAAATATTAACTGCACGAGAACACCTAAGCCGACTATGTGGAGTAATAGGTCTTTAATACCAGTTACACCTTCCATAATCATTTTGATTGTGTCTTTCATTTTAGTTTCCCCCTTTAATGAATAAAAATCGGAGTTTTTCCGACTTCGTATAATAACTATAAGCAATATTTGAAAATATTAATCAATATATAAATATATATCTCTATTTTTTAACATTTCACTATTTATTGTTAGGTAAAAACTATGTCAAACGATTACGAAATATTCAAGGGTAAAACCCTATCAGATGTCTTTAAGGACATATATGATAATTCCCACACCAATAAAAAGCAATTAGAAGTTCTAATGAAAGAGGTGGTTGGATTTATTAAGGACGGAGATACAGCCGTTCAGATTATACCTATGTTGAAAGAGTATTTAGAAATCAATGTTAAGAACGATGAACAACTTGTTAAGTTGGCAACAATCGTTCAAAGAATTACAGCAGCTGAAAAACGAATAGCATCTGACGATAGTGAGTTCGGTTTATCAGACGCAGAAAAAGAACAACTGATGAGTGCAATAGAAACAGATGTTCAAGAGTTACAAATCAAGAAAGACGAAATAGAAAGTTCTATCAGTAAGGAAAACTAATGGCCTACTTTGATGAGTCACCTTCAAAAGTTGGAGAGACCAAAGAGAAAAATACAGTTCGGTTAGAGGACAACAGCACATCAAACAGACAAATTGATGAAAGATTGTTGCGTCTAAAAATGAAACAATTGGTTCAAAAGGAATTCTTTCATCAACTCGAACCAGTAGAAGTGGTAGAAGTTGTAGAAGAAAATGATGGAAGTAAGTTTGGAAGTATTATTGGTAGATACATTTATTCTGAACATAATATATCAAAGGGTGATGCTCGTGTGAATGGAGAGTTTAAACCAATAAACTCTAACATACTACAAATGCCTTTACCAGGTGAACTTGTAATTGGTATGGAATTTAATGATGAAAGATATTATTTTTCTGCAATGAACCCAAGTCCGGAAGTTATTAACAATTATAACCAGACAATAAATGTTAGTGTTAATAATAAAGAGATTGAAAAGAAAACAACACCAGTAGAAAGACAAACTAACTTTGAAGATAAATCTGATAATGTCAAAGGTGTTAGAGATATGAGTGGATTTGGACCCAATTTGAGAAAACAATCAATGGGTCAAATTTCAGTTAGTAATTTTGAACCAGGTGATACTTTAATACAAGGTAGACATAATAATTATATACAACTTTCCAGTAACCAACCATTTGATGCAGACAAATTAGATTCTGGTAATATTAAAGTGGGTTCTCATAGAAAAGAAAATCCCGATGGTGGGGTTGATAGTATTATTCATCTTTTAACAAACGAACAACCAAACTATCCAACTCGATTGGTTGAGATTGGTAGTCAAATGGAGTTATCAAATGATAATAGATATAAAATGAAGGATAGGTCACCATTTGTAAGTAACTTTACAAACCCATCAATATTTATGCAATCAGATAGAATAGTTATGTTTGCAAAGGAAGATGATATAGCTATTTTCGCTGGTAAAGGAAATGTTCATATCAAAGGAACAAAAGTTCAAATAAAAAATTCAGAACAAGTTAGTATTAGTTCAAAATCTTTTTCTCAACAAGTTCAAACAACTTATCGTTTGAAAGAAGATTTAAAATCAGGTAATGTTTTATTATTACCAAACGGAATTGTTGAGAGAGGTAGAACTTTGGCAGAAAAACACCAAGAAAATATTTTACATTTCTTTGACCAATTAAATAGTTTAATTCCAGCTGCTATTCCAGGAACAAGGTCAGTTCCAAATCCAGCTTGGTTAAAAACCATTAGAGATAAAATAAAAAGTGCTAGAAAAAGATTAAAACAAAACAAATTAATCATTAGTTTAAAGTGGTTAGATTTTGATGATTGGAAAACATATACGATTGATGAACTAAGGGAAGCTTGGAGTCCAGTTCCAGGTATGGCAGAGGTGTTATCAAAACTAAGTAATTTAACAGACCTTATAGAAGAAGTAGATAAGTTAAAAGAAGATTATGAGGTAGCAAAAGCACAATTTGAAGAATACAAAGCTATAGCAGAAAATCCAGCGGAATATTTTGAAACATTAATTTATTCAAAATTAGAGTCTTTAACTATTGACGACTTTATTCAAATGGAGGCTACACTAAATGACTTTGAAGCTAATGGTGGTGATTTAAGTTCAATCGCAAATGGTCCTGAATTAAAACAAGAGGCTGGTCAATTAAAATCCCAATATGAAGCAATTGCACAATTACCTTTCGAACAACAAGAAGATGCCAGAAAAGCCTGGAGAGATGATGCAAGAAAATTTAAGGAAAAGTGTCAAGGTGGATTTGCAAATGGATTTAGTATAAGTATAGCTGAAAAAGAAATAGATGTTTCAACAAAAGAAACCGCAGCAGTTGCAGGTGAAGCATTATCCAATACAATGCAAGCGAGTGGTGAAGCACAAAAGAATTTATAATAATAAGGAGTAGTAATGAACAAAAATAAGTTAAAAAATATAATTGAATTAGTTGTCCGTAAAGAAGTCAAAAAACAACTGAGCGAGATATTTATTAATGAAGAAAAAGAGATTAGTTTATCAGAAACGATTTCTAAACCTAAACCTAAAAAGGTTGTCAATAAACCTAAAAAACAATACTCTAAAAACCCAGCGTTAAATGAAGTATTAAACAATACCAATCCATTAGGGTCATCAGGTCAAACTGACGAATATCCTTCATTGGGTGGTGGTGTATTAGGTAGTGATAATATGGCCGAAGTATTAGGATACGGAGATTTAGGTCGTGGACAGAATAAAGAGAAGGCGAGAGAAATGGCAGCAGTAGACACAATTAAGAAACAGGGAGTTTCAGTAGACGCAGTTCCCGAAGGTGTTCAAGATGCTTTAACTCGTGATTACTCTGGACTAATGAAAGCAATTAATAAAAAGAAAAATGGCGAAGGTAATTTTAGACCATAATGGCAACAGTAAGAGAAACAGATAGAAATAAAGATATATATGTTGGAATTAAATTTCCGTTATCCTATGGATTAAATGGATTTTTCTTTCAATCTAAAACTATATTAGAACAATCAAAATCTAATTTAAGAAATCTTTTACTCACCACACCAGGTGAGAGAGTAATGCAACCAACATTTGGTTCAGACTTAAAATCATTTTTGTTTGTAAACTTTGACGATATATCTTCAGACTCTATTGAAGAAACAATCAGAGAGGCTGTTTCAAGACAATTACCATACATTGAAATAAACAATGTGTTTGTCGTTAAAGATGAAGTTAATTTTAATAGTATTTCTATATCAATAGAATACAATACAAAATTAGAACCCAATTCTTTAGACTCATTAGAATTACAATTTAACATCGGAGAATAAGAATGCCTACAACTAACTTAAAAGAAGTAGACTATGGAACAAATAAAAAAATAATTAAGAAAGAAGTTAATTATCTTGGAAGAGATTTTGCAGATATAAGAGCTAATCTTATAGAATTTGCTAAATCTTATTTCCCATCACAATACAATGACTTCAATGAAGCATCACCAGGAATGATGTTTGTTGAAATGGCTGCATATGTCGGTGATGTATTAAATTACTATGTAGATAATCAATTCAGGGAAACATTACTTAATCAGGCAGAAGAAAAGAAAAATATTTTTGAGATTGCTCAATCATTAGGATATAAACCTAAATTAGCTTGTCCTTCTACTGTAAAACTTTCCCTAACCCTTGATGTTCCAGCTAAAAGTTTAGGTGGTGGTAAATATGCACCAAACTTAGATATAGCAGGAAAGGTTCAAGCAAATAGTAGATTTCTTTCAAATACTGATGTAGAATTTACTTTGTTAGATGATGTTGATTTCAAAGTATCAAGTTCGTTGGACCCAATGGATGTAACAACATTAGCTCCTACATCAGGTAACATACCTACGAGTTACAGACTAACTAAAAGTGCATTAGCAAAATCAGGTGTTAGAAAAACACAAACATTTACTTTTGGAAATGCTAAGACTTTTGATAGTATATTTTTAGGAGACAAAAATGTTACTGAAATTATTTCTATAACTGATAGTAATGGAAACAAGTGGTATGAAGTTCCTTTCTTAGCACAAGATACAGTTTTTGAAGCTGAGGAAAATACAAATTTAAATGACCCAAGTTTATCAACTTATAAAAATGATTCCCCTTACTTATTAAAACTTATTAAAACTGCCAGAAGATTTACAACAAGAATCAATGATGATAATCGTATGGAAGTTAAATTCGGTTCTGGTATTAGTTCTAATCCAGACGAAGAATTAATTCCAAGTCCAGACAATGTTGGTTCATCATTAGGCTTTGGTGTTTCAAGATTAGACGAATCATATGACCCAGCTAACTTTATGAAAACAAGAACATTTGGTTTAGCACCAAGTAATACAACACTTACCATTGAATATATTTTTGGTGGAGCTATAGAACACAATGTTCCAGTAAATAGTGTTAATAGGATTTTAGAAAAAAATTATACAAATTCTACTGAGGGTGTAGATTCTACACTTTCTTTAAATGCAGAACAAAGTTTGACTGTAACTAATTTAGAAAGGGCGTCGGGTGGAGCAAGTGAAGAAACTCTTGACGAAGTAAAACTTAATGCATCAGCTTTCTTTAACGCACAGAACAGAGCAGTTACAAGAGCAGACTACATAACAAGGGTTTATTCTTTACCACAAAAATATGGTAATATAGCTAAAGCATTTATTGTTCAAGACGAACAATTAGAACAAGAGGGACAATTAGAAGTTGTTGATGGAGAAGTTCGTAGAATTAAATCCATAGATGTTATACCTAATCCATTAGCATTGAATATGTATCTATTAGGATATACAGCAGATAGTAAATTAGTAAGACTAAACAATGCAGTAAAACAAAATTTAAAAACATATCTTTCTCAATATAGAATATTGACAGATGCAATAAATTTAAAGGACGCTTATGTTATTAATGTAGGTGTTAGATTTGCAATCACGGTAAAAAGGGGATATAACAAAAACGAAGTATTGTTTAACGCAATACAGGCAGTTAAGAAACATTTTGAAATTAAAAAATGGCAAATCAATCAACCAATCATATTAAGTGACATAGCTTATGTAGTTGGGTTGGTAGATGGTGTTGTTACGGTAGTTCCACCACAAGACAATAATCCTAATAAGAATATTGTAGTGATTGAGAACAAACATAAAGTATCTGATGGATATAGTGGAAATATATATGATACAGATTCTTCGGTTAGAGATGGAATTTTATATCCTTCATTGGACCCAAGTATATTTGAGGTCAAGTATCCTAATGTAGATATTGAAGGTAGAGTAGTGGGAGATAGATAATGCATTATTTTGAATTTAACAAAAGAGACTCATCAATATATTCAGGTGCTACAACTTCATCAAGAAACACAGGATTAGATGAAATATTAGAAATAAATAAAGAAGTTGCACAAAATGGAACTGTTCAAAATATTTCAAGAATATTAATTGACTTTGATTATTCTTATATTTCTCAGTCTATACAAAATGGTAAAATACCAGCAACTGCAAAATACTATTTAAATTTATTTGACGCAACATCAACCGAAGTTGAATCAGAACAAAATGTTTTTGTATATATGGTTAGTGGTAGTGCTTGGAAACAAGGAACAGGAAAGCTTGACCACAACCCAGTAACACAGGACGGAGTAAGTTATCAATACAGAGACCACGAAAACACAACACCTTGGGTAACGGGTTCAGTATTAACTGACGGGGGTGCTTGGTTTACTGGAAGTTTGGGTGGACAATATTCAGTTAGTTCATCATACGCACTAACATTTGATAAAAAAGATTTAAGAGTAGATATTTCAGACTTAGTTAAGAATCACATATACTCAAGTTCTTTATTTCCGAACAGAGGTTTCTTGGTAAAAAGAGAATCACTATATACAGGTTCAAGTGATTTCTCATATAATCCAGGTGGTGACACTACAAAAGATGAAAGTAGTTCAGATAGATTGGGAAATCTAAAATACTTCGGTAGAGAAACACATACAATATACCCACCTAAATTAGAAGTGGTGTGGGACGATTCAAGTTTCTCAACAGGAAGTTTATCAGCTTTGAGTTCAACAGACTTAGAAAGATTAAAAGTATATTTTAAAAATTTAAGAACAGAATATAAAGAAGGTTCGATAGTAAAGTTTAGATTAGTTGGTAGAGAATTATATCCTACAACTGCGTTTGACACAACACCAGCAGAACTTACAACTAAATATTTACCAAGTGCATCTGCTTTTTATGAAGTAAGAGATTCAGAAACAGAAGAAGTAATCATACCTTATGGTAGTGGTTCTAAAATTAGTTGTGATAGCACAGGTAATTATTTTAATCTATGGATGAATGGACTACAATCAGAAAGAAATTATCGTTTTTGTGTTAAGGTAGTTAGTGGTAGTGGAACAACTGATGAACAAATAAACTTTTACGACAACGATAATGAATTCAGAATAGTGAGATAAAATGCCTTATTTACCTTCACAAGCTAGATTAAAGTCAGATACTTATAAAAATATCCTTGATTCAGATGTTACTGAACAACAAGAAAAAGTATTAGATTTACTTGCAAAACAACAAATATCTGGTTCGGTTGATGCAAACAATCCTACAAGAGATGAAGATGGATTTTTGGTTTCCATTGAGGACCCAACCAATCCAGGTCAAGCCGCAGAGGGTATAACGGAAAGTGTTCGTATTGAAAACAAACAACAATTTTTTAACGACAGATATTTAAATAATATCTCACAAGAAATTTCTCACTTTGTTGTTCCAAGTGCAGGTGAAACAGAAGATGATGATATAGTTGACCAAGTAACCGATATTCAAATTCAATCTGATACTTCCAAAATACCAGACCCATATAGACCAATCATTGTTGAATTTATAAACAGACTTGTAGATAAAAATAGTTTAAAAACAAT